TATTGTTAGGCATTACTTTACCGATTTCGAAACAACTGCGCAACTACTAAATCAGATAGCTCGGTGGATCTACTTCGGTCTTGCCGCCCTGCGTGTCCAGCGTGTACCAAGTCCGGCGAGTGGTGTCAAGTATCGGATGTCCAGGCGCTGAGAACTTCGAAGCTTTGTGACCATAATCGCGTGCGTACTCTGCCGTTAGTGCGTCGCTCTCCATCCGCCCATTGTATTCAGCGCAAACTAGTATCACATTTTGCAAGTTATCTAACACTTTTGAACCACCCATGCCACGATTCTGGACATGATGAGGAACTAGGTTGTCCGACTCACCGCAGTGCCAGCACCACAGATCGCGCGCTCGAAGTTTGCGAGTGTCTTTTGCGTTCACAACTTCATTTCGCTTTGCATCAACTTGACCTGCGTTCCCATTGCCATCAGCGCAGTTTCTATAGATTTGATTTTCACGCGCACTCGGTTCAGCTCAGCCTTGCGCAAGTCCCTCTGTAAGCGCACAGGAGCCGCGCTGAGCCGACTTAGTGCCGTTCTGTCCGCGACAGTACCCTCGTGCTTTATAAACGCCTTAGATTCGGTTAGGTCGAGTTCGTATTCTGCCTCGGCTAAAGCCTTCTCGCACTCGTAAAGTGCTGTCGATCCCTTTTGGTTCTCGGCGATGAGGTCACTTATCTGGCGTTGAATTTCTGAGAGCATCTGTTAACCTGACCAAATAGATAAGCAGCTCACGATTCCACATTTCAGCCTCATGAACTTTTCCCTGGCTCACTGCCGTCTGGAAGGCGTGTTCCATCTCCCTTATCTTTGCTTCGAGTATTGAGCGATTCACCGCGTGCCTTTATCTTGTCGAGAACTTTTGCGTCAGCACCAGCAGCTTTTGCTTGTGCGTAAGTCAATCGTATCGACTGGATGTCGTTGAGTCCTTCAAGCTTTGCTAGGTAATCAACCGGCTCGGCTTTGGCTACCTTTGCCATTTCCGTTCGCGAGGCTCGCTTGTTGCCACTGTAAGAAGCATTAGCCAGCGCGCGACCGATTGCCGAAGTCTCTGCGTTCTCAAGCGCAGCGGTCTGATTTGCACCTGACCCGCCGTCAATCTCAAACGCCAGTCCGGTCGCCTTGGGTCGGTTGTACCCTTGCTCAGAGCCAGTTAGGTAAACCGTTGCTTTCACGACCCAAGTTCTTTTGCCAGTCTCATTCTCGGCGTTGTAGACATACTCGCCAGCGTTTGCCCACTCGGTTATTATCCGACCGTCTTCGTTGTCCTCGTAGAAGCGCCTGATGCGTTCTTCGACTGTTTCGTAATCTTCTAAATTAAATCGTGCCATTATTTATCTCCCTTTATTAGTTGCCGTAGGTATTCAAAGCAATAAATGTGCATCAAGCTATCCCAGCCTGCATCGTGTTGGTTCTCTGCGCCAATCTGTTCAATAGCATAAGCCTTAGCTCTTTTTTTCCACGTCTCAGCCTTGACTGGCATCCCGTTTTCCTCTTTGTAATCCAGCGCGAAACATAGCGCGTTTAGATCTACTGTCCTTTGCGAAAATAGCGAGTAGCTCTTGGGCAGCGAGTCCTTGACGAACGGCATATCGAACGCTCCCACGTTGAATCCGACTGGGATGGTCTTGCCTCGGTTGTTAGCGTCTGCCCCGATAGCTATTAGAAATTCATAAAGCTGTGCGTCAACTTCGGCAGGTGAAGGAGAACTGCTTAGCCTTCGTCTGGTGATTCCATGAACGGCGAACGCTTGCTCTGACCACTGGCACTCGCCTGGATTCATCGTCCAAGAACGAGTGCGGCACTCGGCTGTGGAAACGCCAATCTGAATCAGCTTGCCACCTTCGCTCAGCTCACTTGATGACATCTCGCCGTCTAGTCCAAGGAATAGGAAGCTCATTCTTCTTCTTCCTCATCTTCAGTGTCTAGAAACTTCCAGTTATCTGCCAACCAAAAGGGAGCGGTAAGCCCCTCAATGTAGATCCGCTCTAATTGCTTGTTCTTGTCTAGGACTACGCCTGATACTGCGCCGGTGACGTATGTTTCGTTTCGGACTAGTGTGACTGTGTCGCCTAGAAACACGTTCATTATTTTCCCTTCTTGACTACAAGGAAAGGCCGACCTTGACCCCTTACCTGTCTTGAGGCTACCCTAATTGTTGCGCCATCGTGTTCAATGTATGCGTGCTTAGCTCTGCCCATACTTGACAAGACCTCAGACTTCATCTGCTTTAGCTCAGACTCCGCTTTGTCAAACGCTGCTTGCGCGGCTGGCAAGTAATGCAGACCGTCAATCTCAACCTCGGTGTCGTCAATCTCTGGATGCAGTTCTCTTACCGCCTGGTAAGTTGACTCTGATCCATCCCAAGCAGGCGCTGTGTCATTCTTGACTCCAAGCCAAAACCTTTCGGCAGCCTGCTTCATAACGTCTTGCTCAAACTCGTCGGCTTCGACCCAGTACTCAACCCAGTCCATTGCGACCAATCCGACAATGACCGCACGCTTCACGCCCATTACCATCATGTAGTGCTGAACCTGAGCGACGTAACCTGGCGGCACTTCATCCCAATAGTTTCTAGATGTCTTTGCTTCCACGATTACCCACTCGCCATCAACTTGCGTTAGCCCGTCAGGGTTTGCGTGAAGGTAAGGGATAGTCGGGTGCTGGTAAGTGCCAGTCGTGAATACTTCCCACTCTGGGTGCTGTCGCTTCAGTAGCGGCCCCATGATTACAGGTTCGAGTATGTTGCCAAGGTCGGCAGGGAATGAGTCAATTACCTTTTGTGGCAGGTTGCCAGTCTTTAGGTGGTGCAAGTAGAAGGCTGACTCCCAGCGATTGAGTCCGAGGATCGTGCCAATCTCAGAACCGCCGATTCCGTCAGCGCGTGCTTCGTGCCACTCTGATGTGCCGTTATCAAACACTCCCAGTAGCTTTGCCCCATTGAATGTTGCCGGTGCGTGAAGCTCCATTATTCCCTCTTTCCTAGTTAGGCTTATCTTATGACTGCGCATGGACATCTTACAAGTCGGTACATGGCTTTGCTGAAAAAGATAAGTGTTGCCGGCGGCGTGCCTTGTGAGAAACTTCCGAACGCGTTCTTTCCAGAAGACATCACCGATCCTGAACAGCGCCAGGTGTCAACCAAGATGGCGCGTGCCTTGTGTAAGACCTGCCCGATACTTCAAGAGTGCTTCACCTACGCGCTGGAAACAAACCAGCAGTATGGCGTTTGGGGTGGAACTACTGCCGACGAACGATAGTTAAAGACAACCGCACCACCTCCTGAGATTCCAAGAGATAGTGCGGTGTTGATGTTTTTATTATAGCAAAGAAATAAGGATGCCTCTAGAAGGCCTCTCACGAAAGCCTTCTAGAGGCATTGTACCCATACGAACTCAAGCGCCGAACACCCTGGTAAGCATTGAGGTGGCAAATTTCTAGGTGCAATTAAGAAGTTAGTGCTAACTCTAAGAATTGTCAAGTTTGTTTTTTGTGCGTGTCGTGACTACTCTTTTACTTATGAACTCAGAGCAAGCACTCACAGCTTTAGCCCAAGGCATCCGCGCAACTCAAGCGCCAGCGTGTCAAACATCAGACCCCGACGCTTGGTTCCCAGAGGGTGGTTCGCCCAACCCAAACCTGCACCCAGCGATCAAGCTCTGCAAGGTTTGCCCGGTGATGATGTTGTGCCTTCAGTACGCGCTCATAAATAATGAGCAGCATGGCATCTGGGGTGGAATGAACTCGCGTCAGCGAGCTAGGTTGCGGAAGTCTACTTCTTGGTCACGATCGAAGTAAGCACTGAGAGCAGCGCCGACCCCAGCGAGATGCTGAAGAACCCAACCCAATCGGCTGAGAACAACCCAACAGTGCCACCACCTAAGAACGCTAGTCCTGCTTGAGCGAATGTCTTGATTGCTCGCTCACCTGCGAAGTTCCAAAAAGCTAAGTTAAACATCTCCATTAGTCCAATCTTGATTGTTTTTTCCGTCTTGCCACGATGCACTTACAGTGTACGCTGTTGTGATGATTGAGATAAGCGATACGCCGCCAGTTATCAAAGTGACTCCGACGCCCCACTGGTCTACTAGAAAAGTCAAAGCGCCGAAGATTATCATCGCAAAGCCGAGTCGATACGAACCGAAGATTAGCTTGCGACGGAACTTCCAGCTTGCGCCGGTTGCGGACTCAGGTTCATCCTTTAGAAAGAACACACCGTCAAACATTTTCACAAGGGTCTTTTGCAACATTCGCAAACCTCTCGTACGGGCTTCTTTACATTGGCAAGAATTAGCTTGTAAACGTCAACCTTGTCTGAGGTGACACCGAACACGCCCTTGAGCGTTCTCGAGGCTGTGACGTGGACGTGAGGGCCTGACGATTGCCCTGTGTTGCCAAGCACTCCGACAGTCTGACCTTTGCGTAGCTTCTGCCCGACTGAATACCCTGGCTTAGAATCCATGTGGCAGTAACCGAGATACCAGATAACGCCGTCTTTATCCATCGCTGTCTGAACGACAACCCAACCTAAGACGTCTGAGAACTGAATCAACCGAATCGTGCCTTTGGCAATAGCTGGTATTCGTGTGCCTCGCCGCCTAGCCCAGTCAGTCCCTGAGTGCGGCTGCATTCCGTTTTCTCTACGGTAAGCCGACAGCTCCCCGTAATGTGACGTTATGTACTTAGCGTCGTAGACTAAACGCCAATCGGCAGTCCTATTAGAGAAGCGACTCATTTAGGTTTCCTTGGCTTGTATTTCTTAGCCACGAAGCACGCTCACTAACCCGACAGCGACAGCTCCCAGTGTTGCGCCGTAGACGCCGTAAACAAGGCGAGCAATTAGCTCCACCTTTGACAGTCTGTTCTCGATGTCGGCAACCTTGTTTGGTAGATACTTCAAG